TCTGCCAAGGTCAAGCGGACTTTTTAACGGCCTTTTGAAGTTTGCAGACAATGCGGCATGGAATGAGATGTATCTGGCTTGTTCCCATGCAATTCTTTGGGATAATTGTGCCGCTGATACTTTTGCAGATAAGTACCTCGGTGTGCAATCCCAGAACTCTGACTCAGACATTCCGCACACGGCAGCTATTTCCATCAGGCTATCCCAAGCCTCAAGTTCTTTTTTCCGGTTGCCTCCTTTTCGATTGTCTCAACTTCTTTTTTTGAAAAAGAATCGCCAAAAATGGCCATTGCCTTTGCCACTATTTCAGGATTTTCAAAGGCAAAATCAGCAACATCGTAAGGCGTTAATTCAAGTTCTGTGCCGTTCGTTTTGCAGCCGAGGGATAGCCCTGCGTAGATCAGGTCTGCGGCAATTGTTACGCTGACATTCTGGTTTTGAAGCTCTGCAAAGTCTTTCAGGGCATTGCGGCCAGTGTTCTTTTCGTACTCATATAATGCAGCGAAGGAAAAGCGGATCGGCCTCAACTTGCCGCCAATGTCTAAATGTTGGTACTTCATGTCTTGTTTTTTAGCTTTGTTTTTAAAAAACTGGATGACCGACAGTTGTCAGTCATCCAGTGTAAGGTTATTATATGGTTGTCTCAACCAATGCGCCAGTACCTTGTAATTCGAAATCAAAGGTCACGGCTTCATCGTTGCCGCTTGAGTTAGCGGAAAGTGATGTGATGTACGTGCTTCCGCTGTACTTCTTGTCGCCAACGACTGTGTTTTGAAATACAACTGCTACAAGGGTTTGATCTTTCCAAGCGGCAAAAAGCTGGCTCCAGCCATAGGTTGCGTCAAAGGCAAAGTTGCCGCTGCCTGATGCTGTCCAAGACTTTTCACCAGGGAGGTAGGATCCGTCTGCGCCGCTGTCCTTGCAGCTCGTTTGAATCATGTTTGTGGACATTGATATTGATGCGTCCACTTGGCACGTAATTGCAACTGGAGTTGATGTGCCTACATACAACTTCATGGCCTTTGCTAATACTGTTCCCGTTGTTCCCGGCATGGTTTTTTATTTAAAATTTGAAAGTTGATTTATTTGTAACTGGCGTTGGCGCTGATGGTACGGCGCATTCAAAGACCAGTTGATCTTGCCTTCGCGGATATGCTGCGTCATCCACTTGAACGCAAAGTCCTGCGGCTATTTGAATGGCTGATACTGCGTCATCGTGTTCAACAGTCCAGCCTTTTTTTATTTCAAAGCCATCTGTTGTGGTGAAATCTTGTGTGTATTGAACTTTCATAGCTTGCCTGTTTTTGTTGAAAGAATTGAAGTCATTATTTTTAAAGACTGATTCATTGCAGAAGACAAACCTCTTTCTGTGAATCTATTTGCAGCCATGTATTTTGTTCCAAAGTTGACAAATCTTGCATAGTATCCATCATTCCGTGTTTTCTTCCCAACAGCAGGCCCAACAAAAACAGCGGTTTTACTTCTTTGAAACCTTAATATTTTTATTGATTTTTTAAGGTTTCCTGGCTTGTATGTGGCGACAACGCTTCCTCTTGAGTACCTTTTATGTGTCTTTGATCCGACTGGCGTATTTGCTTGAAGATTGCTCAATACTGGCTTTGCTGCGTTTGCTATTTCCGCTTTTGTTGTTTTTTTTAGGTCATTATTTATTGACTCTAATTTAATAATAATCTGATTGATCTGCTTTTGCGTTGCATCCATTATCGCTTAGTTATGAACACGTAAATGGCCTCGCGGCCTACCAACATCCTTTCTTCGTTGAAAATATCCTTTGAGCCTACGTAGTACGAATGTTCAACGATTACACCTCCCGCTGTTCCAGATGTGAAATCAAATGCCGTTCTCATTAACTCGTCTATAATTCCAACTTTCTCGTATCCATTTGATCCTTGCTGAATGTCTGCCCAGACGTGGAAAGTAACAGTTTCGGAGTCATGACTTGAAACGCCAGTTTTTTGCTTGTCAGTTGCTACACAATCCACTGTGTAGGCAATTGCAGGGTATGTAACTTTCTCACCGATCAAGACAGGGAAAATACGTGTTGATACCTGATTAACAATAGCGGTTGTGGCTATTAGCTTGGCGTATATGTATTTACCGATGTTCATTATTCAACTTTTTGGGTTTCAATCGTCATAAATCGGCTACGTCCAAGGTCTTCGATGTTGGTAATTGAATAATAACTACCACGAAAAAGAATCCGCATTTTCTCGGTAAGTCCTTCCCTGTGCCTGATGGTGAAATCTGATGGCGTTGTCACAACCAATTGATCTGCCGCTTTGTTTTCTCCTGCTCCGCTTGCTGTTTTCTTGATGGATGCCCAACAGGAAAAAACAGCAGTCCAAGATAGTATCTCTTGTCCTGAATCTCCGCGTGTAGCGGTTTCTTCTTGAATCTCAATGCGTTGATTGAAGTCGCCGATATTTAATGTTTTGGCCATTACGATCTAAATTGAAAGAATGGGGAAAGAAGTACATCGGATGCGTTTATTTTTTCCTGTACCATGTCTTCACGGTTTGCGTCCATTTTACCGACAATATTCAAGACCGCCAATCTCATAGCAGCAGGAACCATTGCAGGAATGTCTCCATATCCTGCCGTGTATGTAATCCTGACAGCGTCAGGCTGTACAGTTAGATCTATCGGCCATTCGTAGCCGTATGCAGGCATCACTACGAATGAACGGCTGTTGGCGTACCATCGGTAAGCAATTGGATTGATGGTTCTGGTAACTCCGATGGAATCAATGTACTGGATTGACGTTACTGAAAGCCCTGGTCTTATTGATAGGCTGATTGCCTGGTCTCCAACTTCTGGAAACTGCGAATGTGTCTCCACAATTGTCTGTGTCAACATCGCAACAGAGTACAGCCTTTCAATTTGGTCGCACGTTCCTGATACGTACAACTGTATCAGTTCGTCATCCTGCGCAATGTCATCAAGCCGCAATTGTCTGCGAACGTCATCGAACGCAACAGGAAGGTTTGCAGACTTCGTAATTGTTACACCTGTAAACGTGTCCTGACTTGTCATACTTGTATCTTTTTTGGAATACCACCAGGTACTGATATGTGATTGTAGGCTGTTAGATACCAACTGCCAATTGTCAGCCCTGCCGCTTTTGCGCTTTCATCGCTGTCGTACAGTGCAAGTGCATCAAGCCAATATTGTACATCTCCGTGAAGTGATCGCGGAAAGGTGACATTGACAACCCGACTTGAAACCGCGACATTGATAGTCATTAGCTTGTGATTTTGTCAATTAGCGTGATAGTACCCCTGAACCAAGGGTAAACTGTTGTATCTGCAAGGGTAACCTTCAGATCATAATACAACAGATTGTCCAGTGTAAGCGTTCCAGTTCCAACTGATTCAGGGCTGATCGTTAATTCTCCCAGCGTTGGTGCGGACAATACGATACCAAGCCCACCAGTTTGAAGTGTAAGCACAACAGTTCCTGCGGCGTTCTTGACTTGCATTCTTGCCGTTGCTCCGGTAAGGTTGACAACAACCCCGTCTTCATCTTTACCAATAACCACAATAGGCAAAGTAGCACCTCTGTACCATTCCATCTCAACGACTGGTGGCCTTAGGCTTAATCTTTGCGCGTCCTGTGTCATTTCTTGCGTGTTTGTTTTTCTGAATTATTAGAAACCGCTTTTTGAATAGCAGGGTTTACCATTACGGCAAACCCTGCTTTTATCAAATCTTTTGCGACCTCTTCTGTTACATCATATTCCTTACTTTTCGCGTAATGGAACTCAATGCTTGCAACCGATTCAATCATCAAGATTCTCACGATTACGCCAGTTTCAGGTGCTTGATTGCTGCGGTGTTGATGCAGTTTGCATCCCAACGAGCGTAACCTTGGAAACCTACCAAGCCATTCGCTGCGTACAGTTCATCAAGGCGCAACACTGTGAAGTCCTGAACCTGACGAATGATGTACTTGGAAAAGTCGCCACAAAGGAGTATTTTTTTCGTTGTGGTCATTGCGCTGTCCATGCCCTGATTGATCCAGTACTGCGTCCCGTCAATCCGGTCAGGCTGTCCAGCAACATAGGATGGCATCCACAAGGAACGGCCATCAGAAGTGCCGATTGTCAGTTTTTTCAAGACAGCAAGGATTGCGTCATTCAACATGAAGCCGAAAGATGCACTCATCCGGTAGGCTGGATCAATGGAATGTTTCAGGTCAAGGATTTCAGCGAATGTAACCGCTGTTGCGGATGCTGCGGTTTTGCCAAGCGTTGACGCGGTTACAACGCCGTTTGGTTGGGAGGAGCCTGTGCCAGTGGTGCAAGATGTGTTGATTGCGCGACCAAAGCGAGTGCCGAACACGTTGGCCAGTTCTGCGGCCATGTCGAATGCACTATCTTGTAGTAGTTCCCAGCTGATTTTTGCGGCCGTTCCGTACTTGTATGCGGCCAGTGAAGTCTGTCCGAAGGTCAGGTCTTGAATGGTGAAGGCTGCTGCCTCAGCTACAAGAAGAGCAGTCGTTGCCGTGTCGTCTTCGGTTGGCCAAGGCAGTGTGTTGCCTGTGGCTGTCCGGATGACCCGTGCAGCTTGCAGGATGCCGGAGTAGTCCAACATGGCGCGTTCGATTTCAGGAACGAATCCCTGTGGAACGGTGTAGCCACCCAATGTGGTTGTACCTACAACCTGATTTGATGTTCCGCGTTTTTCGGACATGATGCTGCGCTGCTCAGGCGTAAGGCTGGAATTTCCATAGCGAAAATACTGCTCAAAGGTGGATTCATAGTCCTTGTCTTTGCCTCGGTCATCCTTGGCAGCGGTTGTGTTCACGGTGTATTCCGGTGAACTGAAATGCTTTGCAGCACCTTCGTTTGCACGTTTTTCTGCCGTTTCATAGGCGCGAATCGTTGCGGTGAAACCTTCGTAATCAGCGTCAAGTTTCGCATACTGCGAATTCTCGTCTGCTGTCATTGCGCGAACATCCTTGGCTGAGGCTTCAACCAAGGCTTTCATTTGTGTGACGACTTTCGCACGTTCGTCATACACTTTCTGAATACCAGTTACCATTTGTGTTTACTGTTTATTGGTTAGAAGCCTCCATCAATTCGATGATACGAAGGCGTTTAATGCAAATATTTTGTATTTCTTCGGGTGTTGGGCCTGTTGGCTTGACCTGTTCTTCGTAGCTTCTTTTTGCTGCTGATGTGTCAGGGTTTGCCGGGTATGTGACTGGTGAAGCGTCAACAATTCTGCCCACTGATGTGATTGTACGATGTTGTTTGCCGTCACGCACTTCCCATTGATCTGGCGCTGTTCCGCTGGATTGATCAAGGTAAAAGCCCCAAGAAGATTGAGTAATGTCTCCGCGTTCAAGTGCTACCCTTACGTTTTCGCCGTTTGGGCTTTTTGGAAGGTCAACAGAATACCATAGGCCAGTATCGTCAACGCCAACAGTTGCCGTCCCTGATGTTGTTCGGCCAAGTATCAGACTTGGGTCATGGTTGAATAGGATCCGCACATCTGTCATGTCTGCCGACTTCAACGCCGAACGGCTGATTGATTCGGTGAACCAGCCCATGTCATACTGGACATCGAATTTAAGCGCGTAACCGTGCAAGGTGTTGGTTTCACCAGACTGGCGAACCTCAACGCCTCCAACGCAATCCCTTTGCTCTTTAATTATTATTGGTGTTTTCGTTGCCATTGTTGTCCGTGTTATTGTCAGTGTTATTATCGTTATTGTTGTCAGGCGTATCCTTCCCGTTGTTCGTGTCGGTTGTCGGTGCTGTTTCTGCTGGCATTGGCTTAACACCCATTCCATTCATCGAAGGACTGTACAGTGTGTCACCTCCTTCAATTGGATTAAGGTTGTCAATAGCCCTGATTTCATTTTGAGTCATCCATGCAGGATTAGAAACGCCCCCCAATGCGCGTGTAAAGTATTCGCCTCGGCTTTGGGTGTCTCCGCGTAGCAAGGCATCAACATTGAATCGGAAAAACTTGTTTGTTTTTTCGCCTTGAAAAAGCATTTTTCTATTCAACTCCTGCTCCCAGTTCTTCAGGATCGGACGAAGTGTGTCGCGTACAAATTCAAGGCTTTGATGTTCAATGTTATTGTTTGTGGATCTTTCCAGGTCGCCGATCATGTGCGGCGGCACTCGGTAGATGCTGCAAATATCCTGCCGTGATAGTTTGGCTGTTTCGATGAACATTGCGTCTGACGGTTTCAGTGTCAATGGTATGTATTCCATCCCGCCCTGCAATACTGGCATCTTTCCGGCATTCTCTTTTCCTGAATAATTCAGACGGAAATTTTCGCGAATGTCAATAACCTGATCGCTTGACATTTTCAACGGGTGTTTCAAGTATCCCATTGACAGCATTCCGTTTTTCCACAAACTGCCTTGCGTTTCAATAGTGGCAATGCCAAGGCCGATGTTTTCACGGAAAATCTGAATCGGTGAACGACCAACGATGCCATCTGTTGAAAGGCCCTTAACGTGCAGGATATTTTCTGGCCTTGATGGTATAGCCATGTTGACAATCTTGTACCACAACTTACCTTCAGGATCAAGACCTGGTGTAACGTGTGAAGGATCAATGATCTTTAACTCGATCGGTCGCCGATTGCCGTCACGGATAATGTACGCATAAAAATTGCCATGCAAGCAAAGGTGCAGCATAGCAGTGGCACGAAAATCGTAGCTTGAATACAGTTCTGAAGGCTCCGAATTAAGAAGGATGTACCTTGAGTCTGTTGTCAGCTTGATAGTTTCATAATCAAGAAACTGGAACAATTCAAGCGGCAAAGATGCCACCGATTCTGAAAGTACTTTTGAACAGGCGTAAACAGCAGCGTGTGCAAGTGCTGTTTCTTGGTTGATCGTTACGCCAGCATGGGTTTTCGATCCACCAAGTAGCGTATAAAGCCATTCAGATGGATTGGTAAGGCTCGAAGGACTCGAACGCTTGAATAATGAATCTGAGATTCTGGTAATGAAGTTGGCCATACCCTTGCTGCTTTGGCAAAGATACGGCTAACAAAACAAACCAATTAAAAAAGTTTTTTGAAGTTTATTTTTTTAAATCATAAACGCATCTGCTGACGAATAGCTGTCGGCAGTTGGGTTTGATAGCATTTCTCCAAACGCAATCACGGTTGCAATTACACCATCAATCTTTTGGTGTTTTGTCATTTTGTGAAGTGTGATGTTTTCGGCCCTGTCATACTTTGGATTGACATTTGTCATCATCCAGCGCAATACAGGATTGTTTCCGTGATTGATGCGTTTCTGCTTTACAAAGCGTTCAAATTCTTTTGTTGGCGGTGACATAGTTGCGTAACCCTGCCGATATACCGCCATCGGGAATCCGTCATCTTGTAGTTTGGCTACTGTCTGCCATGCGTTGTGTGGGTCATAGCCCATCGAAAGCATGGTGTAAGTCTCGCGAATCTTGTGCATTTCGGCTATTAGGTAGTCGTAATCCGTTACGTTGCCAGGTGTCACGTTTATGAACCCGTCCTTTACCCATCGTTTCATATCCGGGTAATCGCGTGACCTGATCTTTAATGTTTCTTCAGGAATCCAAAAAAAAGGCAAAACAATGAATTCCCCATTCTCCGTGTCATCGGGCGGAAAAACAAGACTGGCAGCGGTGAAGTCAGAAACAGCAGCGAAGTCAAGACCTCCGTAACACTTCCTGCCATACAATTGATCAACATCTATTCCGTTAGGGCAAGCCATCCATGCTTCATCAGGTATCCATGTTTTCGCCGATGTGGTCCAAATATTCAGGTTTTTTGTTTTGAACTCTACTTCTGACTGGCCGCCTTCATTAACTGCCTTCACGTATTCGCTCCGCATAAAATCCCATGTCGGGGTAATCCCTATTTGTGGATTGGATTTAATCCATGTCTTTTCATCGTTCCAGTCGTCACCTTCATCAAGTGTGTATATGGCTGTGAAGAAGGTCTCGTCTTGCTTCGATCCACTTAGTATGTCAATGGCTGATCGGCGAAGGTTGAAGCATGGGCTTTCGATGTCAAAGCCTGCGGTTGTGATAATGTAAAACAGAGGGGATCTCCTTGCCCCAGCACCAGTTTCAAGAACTTTTAAAACGTCTGAAGTTGGGTGAGCATGGTATTCGTCAATTATAGAAAAATGCGGACTCAGTCCATCCAGCGTCCAAGCATCAGAAGAAAGCGCTTCAAAGAATGAATCGGTCGCGGTGTTTAGGATCCGGTGGGCTAACAGTCTTACCATGCCTTCAATTGCAGGGCTGTCTTTCTTTAATTCCCTTGCCATGATTTTTGCAGCACCATATACGATTTTGGCTTGCTGCCTTGTCGTTGCTGCCGAAAATATTTGTGCCGTTTCTTCTCCATCAATCAGAAGCCCACCAATTGCAATGGCTGCCGCTTCTTCTGTTTTGCCTTGCTTCCTTGCTACTTCAATGTATGCTCTCCGAAAGCGTCTGCCTTTTCCATCCTTCCGTTGCCATCCGAACAATACTGCCCACCTGAAAGCCTGAAAGTCTTGTATTTGGAAAAACTGGCCTTTCCATTCGCCAGACGTGTGGCGAAGGATTGAAATAAAACCTAACCATCTGGCGGCCTCCTGCTTATCGAAGTAGTAAGGGAATTCTTTTGTCTTTTCCCGTTCAAGGTCAGCCAGTTGCCTCGCAACAGCTTGCTTTATATATAGGCCGACATTTGAATCTTTTGCCGTTACTGATTTGATATACGCATCATACCGCTTTATCATATAGTTTTTTTACCGGATTAAGGAATGCCAGGATTGGGTCCGTTTTTTCTACTTCCTTTTGCTTGGTTTGCATTCCCTGTCTTGCCCTTGGGGTGAAACCGAACTGCTCGCGCAATGGCTTGATGATGCCTTCAAGATTTTGGTAGATTTTTATAGCAGGATTTGGGTATCCGTCAATTTCAAAGCCTGACTCCATCACCTGTTTCCATGCCTGTTTTTGCATGATGATTGATGAAACGTATGTTTCGATGGAGTCGCGATCCTGAGTCGCCAGAATACCGAACGACCTTAGGTTTTCCACTACTTCATTCCATTTGGCAAGGTGTTCACCTGCAAAGTAACCAGGTGGATCAATATTATCAACGGTGGATGTGATTATCCGTTTTTCGTGCCGATCCTTTCTGTACGTTCCATCGGCTTTGTGCTGTTCTGAGCTTTTCGATTTTCGGTCTCCTCCTCTCATTTTTTTGGCTTGTTTTTTTAATTGAATTTATTGAAAAGGCTTTTTTTAGATTAAAAAAGTAAAAAAGTGCATTTAAACGCTCCTGTTGATGGT